GTGTTCGGAATCGAAACGAAGTTCGGCGGCGAGGTAACCGTGCTGAACAGGAACTGTGATAGGTAACTAGAGAATGCTGCCATGGGTCATCCTGCGTAGTGAACCGAGAACACCAGTTGCGAAACGAACGTTCCCGCGCTCTCACCGGAAATGGGATCTTGATACGCGGTCATCGTGTTGGAGTGTAGGAACTGCTGCACCGTGATGGAACCATCCGTACCAGTCCATCCGTTCAGCGCAAGCATGACCGCCGTTGCCACCGCCTGTGCGTCGGCGCGCGTGCGCGCGACGGCGCTGACTTCAAAGCGACAGGTAGTCAGCCCGGTCGCCACGAACGCCTGAACCTTCTGCTCGCTCTGAATGCCCGTAATGAGGCACGGCACGGCACCGCCCTGAGCGCGCGCATCCGGGTAGACGCGCTGCCCGACGAGCGCGGTCACGCCGCCAGTTGCGAGTAGGCGGTTGCGGACGGCTACTTCGATGGAATCGGTCGGCATGATCAGGCTCCGCTGGTCAGGTCGCGCACGACGGCGCGGAACATCGCCTCTGCCTGCGACCTCTTGGCTTCAAGCGCAGGCTTCATGAACGGGCGCGCAGCAATCTGACGAGGACGAATGCGCCGCCCGAACACAGCCACCAGACGGTAGCCGAACTCGAACAGATGCGCCAACGATGCGAGCGACCAATCAGGGATACGGCTGACTGTCACCCCCTGATCCATCTGTTGCGACTCTCGGCGTGAACGACCGTACCAGACAGCTAGAACACCTCGGTTGTAGTAGCGGGAGCCACGCATACGCTGGAACCGTGGATAGATGCGCGATGCAATCGCTGACCGGACACCACGGTGATAGATACCCGTAGTCCTGATCTGCAGCGCGTTCAACTTGGCTTCCTGCCCGATGAGGTTCAATGCTGGGCGCACGGCGTACTTGAAGATCCGCTCCTGCGCCGCCTTCTCAATCTGCCCGAGCCGCGCCTTGGTTTCTTCGGTGCCGCTGATGTTCACCGTCATGGTCGTTCTCATGCGGTTCTTCATGTCATCGCCTCGCATTCCAGCATCAGCCTCGCGCGCAGGCCGTCCGGGTCAATCAGCGACTTGACCTGATACACCGTGCTGCGATAGGTCAGCCGACTGCGCGTAGACACCGTCGCGCCCCATCGCAGCGTGACCTGAATGCGCTGCACGCGCACCACACCGTCCTCTTCCTTGCCCTCGGCGATGGCCAGTTCTGCGACCTGCGCCCAGAGCGACGTGCCTCCGCCCCACGTTTCGATCATCTGACCGAACGCATCGGCTGTATCGGTCGGGTTCTGCACCGATACGCGCTGACGCATCTTGCCGATCCTCACGGCATGACCTCGCCCACCCAGAGCGCGCCGCACAGCGAGGACACCGCGAGTTCCATTTCCTTGCTGATCGTTCCCACGACAACCGCCTCGCGGTTCTCGAACCAGTGACCGATGAGCAAGCGACAGACCTGACCGATGGTGGCTGGCATATTCCCTGCTGCGTCGTAGCCTGCGGTGAACAGCACCACGACAGCGTCCTCGGCTGTCTCGATCGTTTCCGGCCATTCCGTCTTGCCGTAGGGCAGGCGGATGCGCCCGGGCGGAACTGCGAACGCGAGTCGGTAGTCCGTGCTGACGGTCAGCGTCGCGCTCGTCGTGTCCGGCTTGACGTAGGTGATGCTTGAAACCGCCGAGCAGGGCGATGTCGGCATGATGATGTCCGCGCCGTCATAGGGGAAGCGCGACAACTCCATTCGGTAGTTGCGCTGACCGGCCGTGATTGACGTCCGGCGCTCCACGTATGTCCGCGCAGCAGCAATAAGGGCGGTGATGAGCGCGTCTTCGTCGTTGCCGTCAACGCGCAGATGCGCCTTCGCTTCCGCAAGCGTTAGCGGCTCAATCGCTGGCGCGGTGATCGCCGCCCAGCGTCGGGTGAATGGGACGGTTGCCATGCGTCAGTCGTTTCGGTTCGGTTGTCAATGATTGCACGTCGCCGCGATCCTTGCGCGACGCCGTGATGGATCAGACTTGCCGCCTGCTCTTCAGTCACCGATGCTTCGTCGCCCGGAACCAACAGCCTGCCATTCAGGATGACAGGCGTAAGGATCTCAACGACGCGCACCGACCCGGCAGTGTGGTCACTGCCGGGCCGGGCGTCATCGCTGTTGGGGAGATGCGTCATCAGGCCTTGATCTTCAACTGGACCTGCGACTCCGTCAGCGTCAACTTGCCGTCGTGACGAGCGAAGCCGAAGTAGCCAGTCTGGTTGTTGGCGAGGAACGTCTCGCGCGCGACCTTGATGTTGATGGACTCGCGCTCGCCGATCTTGTAGTACGACATGTCGCCGAAAGCTGCGACGCGCGCTGTTGCTTCGAAGGCAGGGCCGTCAGAAAGGCACACGACCGGGAAGCCGAGCAGACGATCAGGCTCACCGTCCTGAAGGCGACCGTCACCGAGCGACCAAGCGAACGGCGCGTAGGTCAGGTGCGAACCAGCAGTCGTGCCAGCCGTCATCAGCAACTGGCGGATCTTGTTGAACACGCTGTCGGTCATCACCCACTTGGCGTTCGCGCGGTACTGGCGCTTCAGCGTGTAGACCACGTTCAGCAAGTCAGCAGCAGTGACAGCACCGCTCGCCGCCGTCTCGACGAGCACCACGTCGTTGCCCGCCTGTTGGTCGCCGTAGGCGAAGATGCCCTTCGGCTGACCGCTGCCCGAGCCACTGGCGAACGCGAGTTCCTCGCGCTTGCCCATGACGCGACCCATCTGCGAAGCAAGGATCGTTTCGATGTTGAAGCCACCGCCACGCGTCGGCGCATCCGCGATCAGTTCGTTGCTGGCCTTCGTGAACACGCGCAGCGTGTTCGGCGTGAGCACGACGTTGGCGAAGGTCGGTGACGCTTCGGTTGCTGCCGATCCTTGCGCGACGTAAGCGGCGGAAGCGAACGCGTTCTCAATCGGGATGTCGGTCTTGAACGACCCCATCGGCATCACGTCTGCGACGCTGCGCATGGCGTTGGCGAGGAACCGCTTCTCGATCAGGACCGCCATGAACTCGGTGGTCGGCAGGTAGCCGCCATCCGCGTCCGCCGTTTCGGCGAGCGCGCGCTGCTGGAACTCAGGCAGGTCGCGGAACCCGTGGCGGAGGTAGTTCACGAACGCATCGCGGTACTGCTCGCTGTCTGCGGTGTTCTGAATGCGCTTCTCGTCGCGGCTCGTTCCGCCGTTGGCGCGAACGGTGCTGCTGATCTGCTGCGCGCGCGCGTCGATTGCCGCAGTCTGCGAGTCGAGCATGGCGTAGTGCTGATCGCGCATCTTGATGAGGTCGTTCAGGCGCGACTCGTCGCGCTTGTAGGCCTCCTCACGTTCGCCAGTCAGGGGCTTGCCTTCGGCCTGCGCCGCTGCGGCGGTCTGCTTCATGCGCTCAAACGTCGCGCCGATTTCGTCCTTGATGTCACGGATGGTGGTGCTCATTAGATGATTGCCTTGATTGAGATTGCTGCCGCGTGAGAGTTGCCACCGAGGAAAGCCTCAGCGCGGACGGATGCGTGAATGACGGTTTGATTGTTCGCTGCGCGCGATTCGGTGTCCATGCGGATGACCAGCGGTTGCATGGCAAGCGAAACGTACCGTGGATCGAAGATGAGCACATGGGGATTGGTAAGTGCCGCGCTCACAGACGATACCGGCATGTTGTTGATGAAGTGCCACGGCAACCCGGCGAAGTGGCACCGTCCTCGATCGGCGGTGAAGTCTTGCAGATCGGCTGGATATGACGTCTGGAAACCACCAACGACCATCTCGCCGAAGACCGTTCCGTTGCTCGCGATGACCAGACCCGCCATGTCGGCGCTGCTGAACATCTGACCAGCAGTCACGCTGTTCGCCGTCGTGCCTTGACCGAAGATCGTGCGAGTCAACAGTGCTCCAGTGAGGGTGCCAGTCGTTGTACCGCGATTGTGTCGCGCGGTTCCGCCTACTGTTGCGCCAACGCTCGCAGCGATCTGCCCGTTCAACTTCTCGGCGAGTTGCCCGGCGAGTACCTGCGCCAGCATCGGTTGCAGCGCGTAGTCCGCCATCAGTTCGTTCGATACCACCGTCGCGGAAACGAACGTCTGCAGCGCCGCGCGTTCCTGCGCGAAGACGAAGTCATTGGCGAACGAGTACGCCTGAGCCTCGCCGGGTGCTGCGACATCGGGCAAGCCCGTGATGTGACGGCATCGATACGCGCTGGCGGCGTCTACCTTGTTGACCAGCGCAACGAGTCCAGTCTCGAAGGTCTTGCTGTAGACCATCTGGCTGAAGGTCTCGCTGACTAGTTGATTGCTAGCGAGGCCAGTCGGGATGTCGCTCGTCAGCAGGCCATTAGCGCCCGCGCGAGTTGCATCGATGTATTGCTGCTTCGTGGTCATGTCAGCCCTTGTAGATCGGTGGCACGGAGAGGTACGGCGAGATCGGCACCAGCAGTCGGCCCACCAGTGAACGACTGCGAGCGCCGATCTCCGTGTTCGGATTGGCAGGCATTGCGACCAGACTGACTTCGAACAACTCAACGTCGGTCAGCGTGCGCGTGACCTGCTTGCCTTCGATGTCGAACTTCTGCTCGCGGATCGAGAACCCGAACGACATCGCATCGAGTGTTCCCGTGCGGACCATCTCAAATGCGTTGCGGCTCTCGTTGGTGTCCAACGGCATGATCTCAACGCGGAGGCCTCGTTCGTCCTCTACCAGCTTCATGCTGCCGTTCTTCGTGCGCGCGATGACGCGGCCCATGTCGTGGCCGAGCAGCGCGAAGACATCAGGCCGCTCGCGCAGCGATCGCGTGAACGCGCCAGCAGCAACGATCTCGCGCACGCCCTCCACGTCGTACGGCTGACCGTAGGTGCTGGCGTAGCCAGTCAGACGCGGTTGGCGGTCTTCGCCTTCCTCGTCTTCTTCCTCATCGCTCCACCAGTTCGCGCGCGTAGTCAGGCGCGGAACGATGAAGCGGTGCTCAAGTTCGGTGCTCAGCATGGAGGGAACGGTATTCAAGCCAGTCCGATCTGTCTAGCGAGCGCATCACGCTCCACCGAGTCTGCGATGTTCTCTGACCATGTCTTGCCATCATCGCCGCCCCACAACGCCCACGCGATGCGACCGTTGCTGGGGTAGCCCTTCTCGCCGGGGCTGAAGCCTTCGGCCTGCTTGTCGACTTCGTGCCGGGCGAAGAACGAAACCATGCGCATGACCGTCTCCAGCGGCAGGTCTTTGCCGTTGACGATGTCGCGCGCTCGCGCGATGCCGACCTCCGTGCCGCCGCGTCCATGCTCGCTACGCCAGTCCAGACCGCGCTGCGCTTCGTCGCGCATAGCACCCGTCGGCGTGTAGGAGTCGGCGCGCACCAGTTGTTCGGCGCGTTCCTCGCCCGTGTCATCCATTGACTCGTCTGGAAGGTCTTCGGGTTGCGGAACTGGCTTCGTGATCTCGCCGAAGTTGTCGCCGCCGTAGGGCGTTGCCGCAGGCACCATGTTGACAGGCTGGAGGAACGTGTCGCCTGCTTCGCCGATGCTGGGCCGACCGATCTCCGCGCGGATCTCGTTGACCGACATGAACCCGAACTGCCGCGCGATGCTGAACGAGCGGTAGCGCGTCATCAAGTCGGCGCGCAGCAGCGCATCGAAACTGATCTCGGTGGTCAGCGGCTCATCGCGGCGGAACAACTTGCGCTGCGCCTCCGCCTCAAGGCGAGCCGCCCATGATGACAGACAGTTCGTGACGTACTCGCGGTTCGCCTGTTCCGCGCTGGCGTAGGACTGCTTATTGCCTACACCGATGACTGACGGCGGAACGCGGAAGATGCTGCAGATCTCCTCGCGCTGGTAGCCGCGTCCCTCCAGCCACTGGCTGTCCTGTGGCGACAGGCTGATGGGCTGGTACTTCAGACCCTGTTCAAGCACAGCGACTGCGCCTGCGCTGTGAACGCCCTTCATGCGCTGCTCCCACGACTCGCGCATTCGCATGATGGCGTCCGGCGACAGTTCCTTGTCTGTTGACAGGATGCCGCTCGGACGCGAGGCGTTGCGCCAGTACGACGCGCCGAAGGCTTCAGCCGCCAGCGCCACGCCGATAGCCTGCCGAGCGAGGCTGATCGGCGAGTAGCCGAGCAGTCCGTCCGGCGACATCCACATCAGATGGAAGATGTCGTGCGACGAGTAGACCGCGCGGCCACTGTCGATCACGCCGCTGTAGATGTAGGCCAGTTCGCCGTTCGGCATCCGCTGCACCAGCATCAGGTCAGGGCGCAGGTAGTGCAACGCCATCGGTCGGCCAGATGCGTCGCGCTCGATCAGCGAGTAGCCGTTGCCAGTCAGGCACGCGCTGGTCAGCATCAGTTCGCGCCAGACCATCGCGCTCATGTACGGCGTCGCCTCCAGACGCAACAGCCGATGCACCGGATGTTCGCGCAGAATCGACCGACCGCCTGCTCCGTCTGTCATCACTGACCACGGCAGCTTCGACAACTCAGTAGCGATCGCTTGAACGCAAGCGTTGACGGTTGAACACGCCAGCGCCGCCTGCGGAGTGATCGCCTGCCCGGTGTCCGAGTATTGCCCCGTGTATACCTGCACGCCGCTCGTCAGCGGCTGGCCGACAGGAGTATTCGTCTTGATGCTGCGCGTGCTCTTGGCGCGCGCCTTGCTGCGC